TCCAACTCTCATGACTAATAAAAGAAAAAAACAAAACACCATAGAAGGTGGTGTAAATAAAAAAAAAAAAAAAAAAAAAAAAAAAAAAAAAAAAAAAAAAAAAAAAAAAAAAAAAAAAAAAAACACCCTTTACACGCCTTTCCCCCCCCTTTAGTGCATCTTATTCCACCTAGCTTTGGTGAAAAATAGCCTAAATGCATGAAATCATTAACGAAATCATTAAAGGAAAAAAAGCGGTTGTTGTGAATAATACATAACCCTATGAAATCATTACCATTCATCTATCAAAACCAACTAAAACCCATGAGTATGAAGCCTATACTAGTGAATTGAATAGGTAAGAGGGGAGTGAGTGTGGTGAATCATATGAGTATATTCGGTTCATTTAATGAATCATTAATGTGTGGTGGTCTACATCCACCAAGCAAAAGTGCTAGTATGAAACCTATTTTCCTGGTTTTGGGCTTTTTTATGCCATAAGCTATTGAAATCATTAGATGTCTCATAATTACCAATTTTAATTATGAGACAGGTCAGTGAAAAATAGTCGGCATTATCCTTGCATGGGTGAGGATTTGGAATGAAATCAGGAGGTTAGGCTTATTCCTTGCAAAGACCTCCACAAGAAGTGCTTATTCAAGTGCTGAGGTCAATTCTCCTGAATCAATTCATTTAATGAATCATTAACTCCTGGTGGTCTATTCCATCATCTGGACCTCAGCACCTCTTTATTGTGGCTGTGGTGTTGTCATGGTTGAGAATAGACTTCCGGCATTTTTCTAGCAGATTCTATGGAGACCGCCTATGCTTGCATATCCCATGCCAAAGGATAATTGAGTAATGAGAAAATTCCGGAATTTGGAAAAAATAAATAAAATGAAAAAACTCAAAAAAAAGCTTGACATTATAATAAGGATATGCGAAGATGCAATCAAGCCTTGGGGATAATCCCCAGGCAAAATTGCCAAAGGGCTTAAAGCCCATTTTATAAGGAGACACACCATGAAAACCTACGAAATTCAGATTAAATGCAAGGTTGGAAAATTTGAGAAAACTGTGACCTCATCTTATGATGAACCGGAAGATTGGCAAGAAGCTTGCAAGATGGATGGAAGCGAAAAAAAGGCATTTTCCACCTACCTTAACAAGCGCAAGACCAACGAAATGGACAAGATTCGCAAGGATGAGGTCAAGGCTATGCAGGAAAAGATCATAGCCAAGATGCAAGAGCTGGGTATTGAATTATAAGATTCCCTGATCCGCCCACCTAGCCCGGTTGGACTAAATTCCTTCCGGGCTTTCTTTTGTCTTCTTTTTCATCCCCTCCCTGGTCTTCCTATCTTTTAGTCAATTCTACTCCCTCATCCCTTGTAGCAAGAACCATGCCAGACTAGCAGACTTCCAAAAGAAAAAACCAACTTCTGTCAAGCCCTCCCGATACCCCGGACTTGCAGTTTTAGCCCCCCAGGGCGGGATCAGGACAACACGTGAATTTTTTTTCTGTGTGTGTCTACCCACTTCCAGGCATTTCTCCACAGGAGAGTAGTGCTTGGGAGGGAATTATGCAATAATATCTTGCTTTTGGACCCTGGGATGTGGTAGGATGGAAGAGAATTTGGACATCTTGAAGGCAAGAAGGTTATTGGTCTTTAGGGAAGATCAAGCAGGATTAAGGAAGATTGAGGAAGAACATCTTGGAGGGAGTAGGCTATGGACAACACACGCTTTGACAGAGCAGAAAGTATGGAGATTTTGTTAAGGATATGGGAAGTGGCTAGTGGGAGGTGTAGGTGTGAGAAGGTGGATGGGGAGGTGGAGTGCAAGAGTTGCCGCGCCAGGGGGTATAGAAGACACTTGGCTGCGGAAATGCGGCGGGCTTTGCTGGATTTGAACAGAGTGGATATGATAAAGCAGGTGCCAAGATGAAACTAAGTCCTTGGCATTGCGAGTTGGCAAAGAGAGTGGCGGAGGGGAAGAAGTGGGCAGAGATCTCGCAAGAAGTGAAAGTGAGTCAGTCAAGACTCTCTGTGCTGAAGGCCAATCCGCTTTTTATGAAGCAGGTCGGGAAGTATAGGCAGATGAGAGATGATGGGTATGAGAAGAGTTTGAGGGTTTTTAATGAGAAGGCACAGGATGTGGCGGAGGAGGTTTGCACTATTGCACTTGGGAAAAGCGGAGAGCCAGTGCCGGCGCAGGTGAGACTGCAGGCCGCGCGGGAAGTGCTGGATAGGATTGGGTTGAGTCAAGGAGTGCAGACTGGGAGACATGAGGGTGAGGATGAGGTGAGTTTTGAGCAAATCTTGAAGATCACGAAGAGAAGAGGGAGTGGGGTTGAGACAGACGACGAGCAGGATTATGCAGGAGCACAGGAAGATTTGCTGAAGGATTTGGAAGTGGTGAGTGGGGAGAGTGTGGGATGAAGAAGAACTTGGGGAAGCACCTAGGAGGATTGATGCAGGAGTTGGTGGAGAAGCAGCAGGAGAAGTCTGCCAAGTCCTCTCACTCTGCCAAGTCCCTGCCTGGCCGCGATTCCCAGGCTGCCGAGTCTGAGAGCTTCGCCCACCGGAAGTTCAAGGCCGACATGCGCGGCACCTTGCCGGGGGTTAAGGCGGACTCATCGAACTCCTCGACTCCTGCACCGCGAGCCAAGGGCGTAGCACATTCATTGTCTTCCACCCCGCGAGCCGAAGGTGGAGCACATTCACGGTCTTGCACTCCTGCCTCCTCAGAGTTCATCCCCAGGACAGATCTCATCGTGCCGAAGAACAAGCTTGATCTGTTGAGGTGTGCGGAGGATTTTGAATACTATGCAGCGAATTTGTTGAAGATCAAGACTGTGGATTCCGAGCTGAAGCCTTTTGTGTTCAACCATCCGCAGCAGAAGTTGTGGGCTGTGCTCAAAGAGTTGAGAGAAAAGGGCAGACTGGCGAGGATCATTGTCTTGAAGGCGAGGCGAGAAGGGATTAGTACATTCTCTGAGGGACTGATCTTCCATGCCGCGCACATGAATGAGAACACCGAGGCGGTTGTTATTGCACATGAGAAGGATTCCGGGAATAAGATTTTTAATATGTGTAAGCTTTTTTATGACTGCCTGCCGCCCAAACTGCGGCCAATGACCAAATATGCCTCAAAGAAAGAACTGGTGTTCTCGAATCCAGACAAGAAGTCCGCAGATAGGAATCCCGGCTTAAGAAGTAGCATCGAGGTGGTGACCGCGGGTAAGAAAGACGTTGCACGTGGTGCTGGATACCATTTATTACACGCAAGTGAAATTGCCTCCTGGCCTTTTGCTTCAGAAGTTGTCTCTTCCCTTGTGCCCACGATTCCAAAAACTCAGAAATCACTTATAATATACGAATCAACAGCCAAGGGAATTGGCAACTTTTTTCATCAAGAGTGGGAGAGAGCTGAGAACGGGGATTCTAATTTTGTGCCTTTTTTCCTCTCTTGGTTTGATATGCCGGAGTACACTCATGAGTTCTATAGTGCAGATGAGAAGACAGTCTTTATTGAGAAACTCAACGAGGAAGAGCAAGAACTGATGGTGAACTTCCAGCTCACTCCCGAGCAGCTCTACTGGAGGAGACTCACCATCGCGGACTTGAAGGGGGATGTAGAACTGTTCCGCCAAGAGTATCCCTCTACCCCAGACGAAGCTTTTATTGTGAGCGGTGTTCCTGTCTTCGACCGCAAGAAATTGAGAGTGATGAGTCAAAAAACCTCCGAGCCTGTCTTCAGAGGAGAGGCAGGTGAGAAGACTCTGGTGCCAAACGACTTAGGCCGACTGAAAGTCTGGCTCCATCCTGAGCGCGGCCAGGTTTATTCCCTGGGAGTGGACGTGGCAGACGGCGGCGAGGGAGGAGACTATTCCTGCATCCAAGTATGGAAAAAGCTCCCATCACCCTACACCGCTGAACAATGTGCAGAGTGGCACGGACATCTGGACCCTTACCACCTTGCCCACATCGCGGCCAGGCTTGGCAGACTCTACAATGAGGCTCTGGTGAGTGTGGAGACCAACGCACACGGATTGGCTACCTTAAACGAGTTGCAAAGATCATACTGGAATCTTTATCGTCAGGAGCATTTTGACAGATACAAGAACGCTCGGGTGAACAAGCTAGGATGGGAGACTACCAACAGAAGCAAGAAACTCCTGATCTCCTTCATGACTCACTGTATCCAAGACCTAAGCATCATCATCCACTCCAGACAGCTGATCAGAGAGTGTATGACCTTTCTACGGAATGCCCAAGGCACAGCCGAAGCTGAGTCCGGCGGCTACGACGACCGTGTGATGAGTGCGATGATAGGACTCTTTTGTATGCATCAACAACTAGACGAGCCTGAGGACGATTTTGCAGAGGTGCAGGATTCTCAAGTCAAGATCCAGATCCCGTCAGTGCACATGATCGACCCGGAATTTTCTTACATCTTGGAGTATGGCAAGCAAGATTATTATGCACAAGAGAGTTGGTTGAATTATTAGAGTAGACTCCAGAGGCGCGAAGGCGCCGCAAGGTAGTATTTGAAATGCCCACAGACCGTCACGAATACATAAATCAGCCAGACTTTGGACAGAACCTGCAAGATGTAGCGTCTGTACTTGGAAAAGCATTTTTAGAGTCGACGAAAGACTCCGCGGTCGGGAGCTTGTTGAGACTGAGTAGTCTGGGAATCCCAAGGAGCCAGCGACCGGTGGAGGATGAGGTGCGGGATTATGTACTGGACGCGGTGACTCCCATGGGCGGGATTTTCGCCGGGGCGAAGGCGTTGAAGAGTGTGCAGGTTAAGAGGGACTTGGCTAGGCACTTACTCAAAGAAGGCACAGGCCGGGCTAAGGTGAGAGATAAGACTGGATGGTTTCCTGGCGCGGCTGACGATGAGTTGAGGTGGGAGATTAATGACAAGGATGCAGTATTAAAGCCTGGGGTTATTGGACAATTGAGAGAATATTCTCAGTTGAGGGATTATATTAACCAACTAAAAGCTTCTGTGTATGCACAATATAAAGATGTAGTACCTGGGACATCACCTTCAGAGAAAATACAAAAGATAAGAGAACTACACCCAGATGATTCAGGAGTGCAGTTATTAAAAGAGCGTGAGAGAGACTTGGGTATTTTAAGAGATGAGTTAGGTGCCGTACCTGGAGAACCTTTGAAGGTAGGTGATGTGTACCACCACCCAGAATTGTTTGAGAATTATCCACAGCTCGCTGAGATGGAGTTGAATCCTACAAGGGGTAGTGAAAATCTGGGTGCTTATTACACCCTAGAAAATGCGGCAGATCCTAGTATATCCAGAAAGGTGGTTGACCTAGAAGCGGATGTGACAAAACATCCCGATAGTACTATGATCCATGAGTTGCAACACGCCGTGCAGGAAATTGAGGGGTTTCCTAGGGGAGGTAGTTCAAGTGGTTATAGACCTCTTAAAGATGAGATAGACTACTCAATGGAGCTTGCTAAGGAAGCACTTAAAGAGAAAGGTTATTCTTTAGACATATCTTATGGAGTAAACGACCGGCCTACTAAATACAAAGTCAGACTTTGGGGAAGTGATCCTGATAATTATTTGTCCATTAACGAACTTCCCGAAGATGTGAGAAAGTATGTAGATTATCTAAATGAGCTGGAAAAAGAAAAAATAGGTACCCTTTTTGACGAAGCTGCACGAACTCCCCACGGAAGATACCTCAACACGGCGGGAGAGTATGAGTCAAGAATAGCTGAACGTCGTGCTTTGATGGAGAGAAGTTATCCTGGGAGTTCTAAGAATATCTACCCGTGGGAAGAAAAGCCTAAGTATTTGATAAAGAAATACCATGGAGAGTTTTAGGTAATGCCCAGACTAAGTCAAAACCCAGAACTCAGAAGAGCCGCCCAACTGGCCAAGGTGGGACCAGAGACTTGGGAGAGCTGGAAAAATGCGGCAGAGGTGCCGCTGGCACTCTTGAAAAGTTTCATGGCGGATTCTGTGGTGGGAGACCTTCTCAGGAGTGCGGGAGTAGAGATGCCCGAGAAGAGTGGGGATCTGAAGACCCTGGAGCAGAACATCCTGGACTTTGGTATACCACAGTTGCCAGTGGGACAGATCAAAAGACTTAAGCACGCACTGAGAAAGAACGAACCTGGCGCGGACAGGCTTAGGAAAGTCATGGCTAAGGAATTGGGTCTGAGAGGCAAGGCAGACCAGGAAGACTATATAGACCAAGTGCTGAGGTCCACCCCATTCCATGGCCGCGGTTATGAGCACTACCCCAACACTGGCGAAGTCTACAACCCCGGCATACCCAAGCCCGGCAACATAGGTGAGCCTCAGGGACTATCAGTCACCTACCGCGATCCCAAGAAGTTTGTGAGAGAACACACTTCTTTTGCTAAGAGTCCGAAGAAGTATGAGAATGTACTCAAAACTCACCGAACGGCTTATGCAAAACTACAAGCACCATTACAAGAAATAGACAAAATAATCATCGACCTAGACAAGAAAGCGGCTAGTGTTAGGAAATCAGATTTAACAAAAAATGAAAAATTAGCTGAGTTAAGTAGGATAGACACCCAGCGTGATAATTTGTTTTCTTTACGAGAACTGAGTTATCCTAAAGAGAATATGAAAAGTCTTAACAGAGCAGAAGGTAAGCTATCTGACAAGCTCAACCAAGACCCTCCCATGGCTAGAGTCTTCCCGCGCTTCCACGGCAAGCCTACTGAGCGTGTGGTCAAAGGCTGGAAAGGGAGTGGAGATGAGAAGGTTTTGCAGGACGCATACACCTACGCACTCCATCAGATGCCGGAGTTGTGGAATAGAACTAATTACACCAAAGAAATGCTTCAAGAAGCTTTACCCAAATCATTCACTCAAGTTGACCTAGATATAGCTGAGAAGGCAGTCAACAATATAGCAGAAGATCCTGGGCTACTTCGTGTAGGAGAACTTGCACTGGAAGGATTTAAAAAAGGCGAACCTCCTCCAGAAGCTATGGCAGAGGTGATTAGAAAAAAGTTTAGTCCTATGCTAAGTGGTGCCTTACTAGCAGCAGGTGGACCTGAGTTGAGTGATTTTCACACAAGACAGGTAGCTAAACTAGCTGACATGATTGGATTTGTTAAGACCACGAAGGATTTGGTAGGCAGGAAGTTGCCTTCTTACTCTAGGCTCAAACAAAACATGTCCGGCGCGGGCAGGCAGAAGTTCAACACCCACCTCACAGACTACCTCCGCGCCCAGGGCTACAGAGGTGTGCTATACTCTCCTATGAGATACAATGAGTGGGAGTTGAGAATGCTGGACCCAAGAGATGTGGTGCAGCAGGATATTCGTCAAGCGGACGATCCGGCGTTGAAGAGGATGTACGGAAAATCCCAGACTAAACTCGACAAAGAACTGCAAGATGTTTTGGGTGATATGCACACTGCTTATATGAAGAAACTGCAATACGATTACACTGACGATGAGTATCAAAAGTTGGCTAGTGAGTACAAAAAACTAGGTACAAAAGCTGATATGCTCGAGGAGATAATTAAGGGTAATCTGTCAGAACCTAGAAAACCCAAAGCACTCAAATCCTGGAAAGAAATCTCCGACTACCAAGCCAACCCGTGGCAAGACTCAGGCCACCAGCCCTACGCCTTGGGTGCAATCTATGGAGACATTGATTTGCCAAATCTTGAGTATCTTGACGACACAGTGCGTAAGGCCCAAGCTCAGGAAGTGAAGGCTAGACTTTTGGCTCAAGAAGAGCAGACTCTTGCAGATGGCTTGCAGGTGGGGAGATTGGGAGACAGGAGAATAAGGCAGGATGATGTGCCAGATTTTGACCCAACTTTTGCCAAAGGTCCTGAGCCGACACCTGCCACTCTCGCCAAAGTATCAAAGTATCTAAATGTCCCTATGGAACAAAGCAAACTATCTTCCTTTGTCTCTGACAAGGAAATGCTTAATCTACTCAAAGCTGCTCAAAATGGTGAAGATGCCGCGGCACAGATGTTGGAGAAGTCTTTTATGTATGGAGACTCACTCACCCTCAACGAAGCCAACAAGATTAGTGATTATGTGGGCACTGCCAAGAAACCAGAGTTTCCTTGGGAAGATGACTTAGACATGGGCGAAGAATTAACTTCTCTGCTTGAATCTGGCATAGATCCTAACTTATTTGCTAATCCAGAGTTGGTTAGTGGAAAACTAATGCCAACCGTCGACACAATAAAAGAAGCTTTTGGAGTCTTAGGTGAAGACCTCACCAATGCCGCAGTAACATCCATGATAACAGATAAATCCCTCTACGGCTTGGCTCAAGCGGCAAAGCACGGTAATGAGAAAGCCAAAAGTTTATTAGACAAAGCCCTCACAAAAGGTCATAGTATTTCCCTAACCGAAGCTGATTTAATGGATGCACTGGCAAAACCTTATTTCGAGCATTATATGAAAAAGACACTACCAAATTATGGGGACTTTCCTGAGGACTCTCTAGACTTTGGAACCACCAACCTAGCCGACACTCTTGAGTCCATGCCCACTCTCAAGATCAAGACCAAACCAAAGAAAAAGATCCAGTTAGGGACTGGAAAATAAACTCATTCAAGGAGGACCTTTAAAAATGCAAGATCAGAAAATACTCAAAGACTTAGAAAAAGGAATAGACCTTCTCTTGGACCAAATGCCTGACTATGTGGCCCAGCTCCTGGACGAGATAGCAGCCCAGGGGAGTATACCCCGGTGGCAGTTGGTCGGCGGCATACTCTTTGAAGCCTACAACAACGGCTACCTTAGTGCTTACACCCTCGACCCTGCATGGAAAGACGGCTTCAAGCCTGAGGAGAGTGTGTGCAAATTCTGCGGCGAGAAATTCCAGCCAGTGCGGATAGGCCAGTTGTTTTGCGACAACGACTGCGGCCAGGGAATCAAGGTGTTGGAACCAAAAGAGTCTGAGAAGGAACCCAAGAAGGAGTCTCCAAGTGGCAAACCTAATTCTATACTTGCTAATCTTGCTAAATCTAAGTCTGATAAACGTGTTCATGATATTGCTACTGAGAAATCAAAGACAGGAAAGACAGGAAAAGCAGGAGAGAAAGAGTCCGGATGGACAGACCAACCGCTCCCGGCGGCTTAAGGAGATCCTGCTGAGTCCTGAGCTTGCCACAGACCTAGGCCAAGGCAAACCGGATGATGAAGAGTTTATTCCAAGAGAAGAATTGCAGTGGGCTTATGAACAAGGCGCTTTGGACATTAACGAGGCACTCACACTAATCAGCAACCATAAGAGGAGTAGTCAAAAATGACAGTCTTGCAAATAGTCAAAGCTCTTGCAGGTGAGGAGGACATAAACTGGGGGGATTCCGACACCACCTTCACCCGACAGACCAGGAATGGTGGCACCACGAGTATACACTATGTCGACTCTAAGTCCATCCCGGCGAATACTCTTGGTGGAGTAATAGACACCCATCTGCACGCTCAGAACACAGACACAGGCACCACGGCGGGGACTTTCACTATTGACTCAGACGCTGATAGTGCAATCTTGAGCACAGCAGGCTTGAGCACCGACAGAACTTTTACCTTTCCGAACACTCAAACCACTCAACAGTTGATTGGTGCTACCGACTTGGCAGGTACTAGTGCTTCCCAAGGTGCCTCGTTGGTGGGTATAAGAGACACAGCAGGTAATTACACCAACACCACGGTTGAAGGTGCCTTGAGTGAGATTGCCACCTCTGTCGCGGCCATTCTACTCCCCTATGGTTACAAGCGTGGGTTTGTTCTGGATTTTGTCACCACTGGTACCATATCCCTGACAAGAGGAATCTGGCACCATTCAGGCACCACAGACCAGATGGTCTACTCTGCGTCCTCTATTTCCTACAATCCATCAGGCTTGAGTGGGACTCAGATGCAGTATATTTATTTAGACGACTCTGCAATAGTCTCTTCTGGAAGTCAGGTTATTACTTCTTCACAAATAACCAACTCCACCACCGCGCCTTCTTATTCTAATACCAAGTTCGGTTGGTACAACGGAAACGACCGTTGCATTGGTCATCTTGTCATAGTAGCTGGCTTAATTATGAAGTTTCGTGTGGTTTCAGACAACTTCTATGCTTATTACACAATCACTGATTTATATAGTGGTTCTAATGCCCCAACCGCGGCAACTTCTTTTGACATCTCGGCTAACGTACCGGCTTTTTGCACCAGATGTAGAATAGCAATCACTAATGCTACAGATGGTAACAATTTCATATTCTCAATCGGCGGAGCCTGGCCTATTGGAAATGGTATTACAATGGGTAAGGCTAATGCAGTACAATCCATAGAAATAGAACTAGACACAGACCAAACATTTGAGTGGAGTGCTGACACAGCCAGTGCAACCAATCTCAGACTATTGGGTGTTTACATGGGTGACTTATAATGACCGAGCAGAATCAAAAGACTCCACAGGCCACTAGTCAAGACGACTCACAGATCGAGAACTTTGCCAAGCTGGAAATTCTCAAACAAGAGTCTCAGCGACAAGAAGAGCAGCGGTATGTGATGAAACTCTTAAACATATTCACCGAGGCCGCGCAATTCAAGCAGCAGTTTACTTCCCAGTGGTCTGACTTCATCAGCTTTCTGCGAGGAGACCAGTGGCCCAAGCGCCGCCCGTCTTATAAAGTCGATGCGGTTATAAACATCATCTTAGAGAACATCGAGAGAAAGGATGCACTTCTCACAGACGCCAAACCTATTCCAAGTGTGAGTGCAAGAAGCGAGCAGTATCAAGACACAGCGGACATCCTGAACATAATGCTCCAGAAGATATTCGAGTCTTCGTCATTCAACCAGGCTATGGTGGACTTGGTACACAACTCCCAGACCTTCGGCAATGGTGGTGTGGGGACTGTGTATAACCTAGACACCTTTTCTGGCCGCGGGGAGAGTGAGGTGGTCTCTTACGATCCAAGAGCGTACTACTTCGATCCCATGGTTAGGAGACCTTATTTGCTGCATGAGGGAGAGTACGTGATCATAGAGGACATTTGGTCCCTCGCCAAAGCTAAGGATATGTATCCTAAGATTGCGGACAGGATCACGGCAGACTCTAATTTGTCTAGGTACAGTCTTGAGACCAACGATGGGTTTTTTAGTAGAATAAAACAAGTCGTCGGCAGGAAGAAAGAAGATCAGTTCAAGACTTCTGAGATCCCGAGAGTATTCGTGCGGGAGTTTTGGCTCCGAGACCGGCAGAAGGAAAACGGCAAGTATGTGTTCAAAAACGCGGCCAGGAAGAGTGTCCTGATCAACAACATCCTGGCAGACGATGGGCCGAATCCTTACGACGATGGACTCTATCCTCTTGACATCCTAAACTGGCACCGCGATTTCGACTCTTGCCTAGGTTGGGGTGATGTGGAGTTGCTGAGAAACCCTCAGTTGCTCTTCAACAAAATCCTAGCCACCGTGGTAGAGAATATCAACCTCACCTCCAACGCTATCTGGGTGGGAGATGTCGACGCACTAAGCAAAGAAGAATGGATGAGACTCAACAACGAACCTGGGTCTTATGTGAAGAAGAAACCAGACAGGGAGTTGAGACGTGAGAGTGGAGTGCCCCTTCCGGCTTATGTGCTACAGACTATGGGAGTGGTCGAGCAAGGTGCGGAAAAGATCACGGGTATGGTGGACGTTATGCAGGGGAATCGCACAGGACAGGTAGCTTCTGGTGTGGGAATAGAATCCTTGCAGATGATGGCTCAGTCACTAATTCGTCTCCGTGCAAGAGACTTGGAAAATGTGCAGGACAGAATAGGACGCAAACTCATCTCCCGCATTTTCCAATTCACCCCGCCTGAGGAGATTCTGGAAGTCGTACGCGACGCTAAGAATATGGACGACCAGGCACTTGAGGCGATAGAAAGTGAGTTGCTCAAACCCATCAAAGACAGGCGCAAGGGAGCGTGGACAGAATTAGCCTTCAAGATCGAACCTGGGTCTAGTCTTGGTATAGCCAAGCAGCAGAAACATATCCAGAGTCTGAACCTTCGCAAATTAGAAGTTATCGACGACCAAGCACTATTGGACGATCTTGAATATCCACACAGGACACAGGTCTTGAAGAGAAAAATGGCCGAGAACGAAGCTAAAGAGAAGCTACAATCCCAGGCTAAGGGTGGTCCTCAGTCTGGTCAATTTCCAATGCAAGCAGGTGGAAGTCCGTTAGGGCGGACAGCTTAGGAGGAGGGTAGAAGAGTGGATAAGATAGAAATCAGAGTGGTGGAGACAGAAGAGGAGTTGCTGGAGAAGTACGAATATATTAAAGAAGTTCCTCTTGTGAATGTCCTGCCTAGAGAGCTTTTGATAAAATGTCTCCAAGTCAAGGCCGCGATGCTGATTGGAGAGATCGACGGCGAGTACGCAGGCACGGCGGTCATCGAGAAAACCGGAGACAATATTGCAGTCTTGGCTGTGAGTGCAAAAAACAATGCTAGGAAGTTAATGAACTCTTTCTATTCCTGGGCCAAGGGTTTGGGTGTGAATAGAGTAACCATGATGTCGAAATTTGACAGAGACTCATATGAGAGACTCTTGGGAGTCAAACTACTCACGGCAATCTACGAAAAGGACCTAACTGAATGGGAGCAGCAGTAGCAATAGGTGCTATGATCGGGGCTATGACCTCGGCGGCAGTGCATGGATTTAGAGGTGGTTCAGGCAATGGTGCATTTCTGGCCATGCTTGGTGGCGCGGCTGGTGGTGCAGTGGGTGGCTACGCTGGGCCAGCTTTGGGTGGTATGGCCGGACTTTCTGGTGGTGCAGTTGGAGGAGGATTAGCTGGCACGGGAGTCACAATGTCCCAATTAATTTCCGCCGGTGGCAAGATCGCCGCTGGTATGCTTATGCCTGATTACTATGATCCCCAGTCGCAGCCAAATTGGGAGTATACTTTTTCTGGAGTTGGTAATTCAGGTGGCTATGAAGGCTCAGTAAATTTTTCTAAAGGCACTCCTAGATGGTCAGACGGGACTAAATGGACCCAACAAGATTATGATAATTATTTCAGAAGTGCTCTGCTAGCCGACACCTACACAGGCCGTGCTATGGCTCAGGTAGAACAAGGCTCTGGTCCAGATGGTACGATAACCATTGGAGATGCTATGCGGGCGGTTGATCCTACAGGCCAAGCTCCTACTGAAGGTGAGATGACCGAAGAACGTTGGGACGCTATCTCACCAATTTACGGTGAGAACTTAATGGGAACCTTACTAGGCACTGGGAGCAATAGACAGGTAGATAGACTACTCAACCAAGCCAGAGAAGGCATCCCAGGAGATGAGCTGGTCGGCCAACCTTATTTTTATGGACTTCCTTTAGTGCAGAACGAGGACGGTAACTGGACTCTTCCTTCGCCTAGGTCTGGAATAGGTAGTAAGCTAGAAGATTTGTTTTATGAGAAATCTGACTCTTTTCACAATCAATTCTCCGATACTGATACTTCAGCAGAAGTAGACTTATTAGAGAAGCCCTCTGAGGAGGAGTATTTTAGCACAGATCCTGTGGACAATGTAGACGTACCAACCCCACCAGAAAGCAAGGTGAATTACGCAAGACAGCAAGCGAGATATAACTCCTTTGCCGCCGCGCGAGCGAGTGAGGACGCTCTCCGCGCGCAGGCTTTGTTGCAGACCTCGAAGTCTCTCAACTTGCCGCGATTTGATGAGGAGTATAATAGTGCTTCTAAGAGATTTACTCAAAAACCAAAACCTTTTTCTTAAAAAAGTATTTTCGATTCATTAAATGAATTAATAAAGGAGGTGAGAAAAAATGCCATTAGCAGATCAGTTGAGCCAGTTGAGTCAAATGCCTGCACAAGAAGGTGCACCTATGGAGGGTATGCCACCACAAGGCGGACCGTCCCTGGGAGCACAGCCCCCACTAGGAGGCCAGCCCGGACTTGGTGGTCCAGGAGTAGACACTCCACAGGAGCAGAAGGCAGTGCAGATGTTGATGCAAGGAGCTATGTTGATGAGACAAGCCGCGCAGGTTGACCCAAGTGTGGCTCCGATTATTGACAAAATGCTGCAAGACTCTTACTTGCAGATAACCAAGCACTATGGATTCGAGCAAGAGGGTAAGCTTGCACTCCAACAGGCTCAAATGCAGAAGAACAGAATGAAATCCCAGGCTTTTAGTTCTCCCGCAGGTCAAGCCCAAGCCGGGCCACCTATGGGATAGACACTCTTAAACCCTCAGACCTTTGACTCAAGACAACCCTTTGGACCTTGAACAACTAAGGAGATTCAGACTATGACCATGACAGACGAAGAAGCAAGACAACTGGAAAAGGACAAAGAAACTTTTACTAACATCGACCCGACAACCTTGTCGCCAGAATTGCAGGAAATCTACAAATCCATGCAAACAGGATTTACTAAGAAGACCCAGGAGTATTCAGCAAGACAGAAAGAATTCCTGGAGAAAGAGAAAAAGTGGGAGGAAGAACTCAAGAAGTTTGGTGCAGTTGAAGCGGAGAACAAAAAATGGCATGAGTGGTATGCAGGACTCCAAGAGCAGGACGTGGAAGATGAAACCACACAAGACTTAGTCCATGAGCAGACTGCCAGCACCACAACCACTGAGGACATCGACATGAGAAAATATCTCGAACAGTTTCAAAAATCCCAGTCTTCTACAGTAAACAACCTCAAGCAAGAGATAGATTACCTCAAGACTGCGTTAAAACAATCGACTGATCAGACATCCAGAATGTTCAACTACCAGTCGCAACTCAGTGACCTCGAAAAGGAATACGAAGGATTAGACAAGCAAAAGGTTCTGGACCATGCTTTGAAGATCGGACAGCCGGACTTGAAAAAAGCATACTCAGACTTATATCACGACGATTTGATCCAGCGGGAAGTGGACAAGAGACTCCAAGAAGAACTTGCCAAGCAGCGCACACAAGGCATTAGAGCTGGCGCGCAGCAGGTTATCGTCCGCACTCGTGATAAAGCACCTAAGTCTTTTGCCGAAGCCACTGAGCAGATAGCTAACGCATTATCATAATATAAACTTTAGGAGGTGCTAAAATGGCACTTAGTTATAACGAAATCGACGCGCATGTGAGGGATAAGTATATTCCTGTACTCCAGGATCAGTATTACTATTCCACCCCCTTGATGGCTTTGCTGATGGCCAAGTCCAAGGTGACATACGACTCCGGTCAGCAGATCGACCAGCCGGTACTCTACGGAGAGCTGCCCAGCGGGTGGTATTCCGGCCTGGATACTTTCAATATCGACACTGTGGAAGAAACCACGCTGGCGAAATTTGATTGGAAGCAGTTTTACGTGGATGTAACCATCGACGGAACCACCGAGCTGAAGGTTGAAGGTGATGAGAAGATTCTGTCTATCATCGAGACCAAGATGGAAAACGCCTCAAAGACCTTCCAGAAACAGCTCAATGAGAGTATGTTCACCTCCGGCGGTGCGAAAGCTCTGAAGACTCTGCAGGAAGGTATCGCGACAAGCGGCACCTACGGCGAGATCAACAAAGCGACCTACTCCTGGTGGCAGGGCAATGTGAACTCCACTGGTGGTGCTTTCTCTATGGATATGTTGCAGACTGAGTACGGAAACTGCTCAGACGGGTCTATTCATCCCGACCTCATCATCACCACTCAGGCGATCTACAACAAGATTTGGGCGCGGGTACAGCCTGTCCAGCGCGGGAATTTGGACAACACTCCCGGCATCGCTGGTATTGGGTTCACCGGTATTAACTTCAACCAGGCCACGATTGTGGTAGACAACTACTGCCCCTCGGGCCACATCTATCTGCTCAATACGGACTTTTGGAAAATGGTCGTGCATAAGAAACGTGATATGTACTGGACCGACAAAAAGGTTCCTCTGAACCAGGACGCTTTTGTACGCCAGTTGCTTTGGGCAGGCGCACTTTTCACCGTAGCTCCTCGTTGGAACGGACTCATAACAAACGTGAGCTAACCTTGGCGGGAGGGTAGGAAGACTGGCTTCTTGCCCTCCTTAATCAACTTCTTGGGTGGGAGCCAACTCACCCTAGAGAGAGCCTAACTCGAAAGGAGTTAAGACTATGACTGCATCGGCAAATATGTACATTGAGAGTAAATCTGGATTTGGACTCATCAAGCCCTCACAGGGTATTTATGAGGAAAGCGCAACTCAAAAGGCTGAGATCGGATTCCGGCTTTTGGTAGGTGACAGAGTGTTTCGCTATTCCTATGCGGGCGGGGTTGCACTAGCTGCTGGTAAGTTGGTGAAAAGTGCCCAACTCCCTGCGGAGGTTAATAAATCTGTTGCTGCCGCTGCCTCGATTGGCGCGAAGAGTGTGACGGTAACCACAGCCGCGGCCCAGTTGTACCTGGCAGAAGGCTACATGGTGGTCAATGATGTCACTGGTGAGGGAATTTGCTACAAGATCAAATCCTCAGCGGCAAACGCTACCACTGCAACCTCCACCGACATCACCTTGTATGATCCATTGTCTGTGGCCCTGACCACCTCCTCTCAGGTCGAACTCTACGGATCGCCTTATTACGACCTTGACTTGAGTGCGGCGGTGACTGACCACATCTCTGGCATCCCGCCCATCGCGGTGACTGCTAACTACTACTTCTGGCTCCAAACTTGGGGACCCTGTGCGGCTTTGGTTGGTGCCACCACCGCAGCTGGCGACATGTTGGTTCCTCACACCACCGACGGCTCTGTTGCTCCTGGGTCTGTGTTCACTTCCAATATCATTGGATACGCACTCACCGCAGGTACCGCCACTGAGTATAACGGAATCTGGCTTAGGGTTGCACCCTAGAAAGGAGTTAACTCATGGCGTTTACAGAGACTAAAGTATTTGTTACAGTCTTAGGCAACAAGGTCTTTGGCTGTTACAAACTAACCGGTGATGGATCGGATACGACTTACGACGCACCTGTTGGCACCGTCGACGCGGCTTGGTTTCAGAGACTTGATGATACTGAAACTTCTGAGCTGTTGAGCTGGAGTGGCAACACCATCACCTTTGGCGCGGCACCTGCTAATACGAAGTATATCTACATCTTCTTCATTGGCACGGCTTAGTAGACACTAACCGGAGGGCTAGGCTTTGTAAAGAGTGTCTCGACTCTTTGTGTTTCCCTCCAACATTTTGAGTCTCCCTAGAGACACTCTTTTTTAAAAGGAGCTATAGGATATGGGCGAGTATAGAGATATATATGTTAAAAAAGTTTTCGACGCGGAGGCAGTTGCTGCTAGTGGTACATCCACCAGTGCTGTCTACGACTTGGGTAGTTTATCTACTACTGGATACTTCTCTTTACAGGTAGCACTAACAGGAGACGGCACCGCGACTATTGAATACGAACTATCCAATGATGGAGTTAATTATATGACCCCAAGTGGGTCATCTGAAATAATAACTGGGTTGGTTAAGACTTCTGGTCCAGGGACAGATGGACAGGATATTTATTCTTTTGGGCCGATCTTGTCAAGATTTATACGCCTAAAAGTGACAGAGACTGGTACCAGTGATGCTATTGCTTTAACTGCTTATCTGGCAATTAGTTAGGAGGCTAAAAAATGGCTTGGAATGACGATGTAGATGTAACCTCAATACTAGCTGATACTAGTGAGATAAGTGGATCAAGCCTTCCAGCTGATCCAACGGCAAACTCGCTGGCAGCTTATGTAGCTAGTGGAGGCACAGCACTTGGGCAGGAGTTGCCTGACAGTCAGTCCTTGATTGACCTTATTGGGGACTTTACTGGCCCTCATGATGGGGTGGCTCAGGATGATAATATCAAAGCCAGTTTGGATTTGGTAAACACATCAACAGACAAGATTGACGGAGCGGCGACAGATGGACTAGCAGGAACTAGCAACTCTTTGGCTTATCGAGTTCACGAAATTGAGCAACATTTTCATTCTAGTGCTTCTTGGTTTGAGGCGGCGGGGACACCTACTGCTACACATTTTGCAGATCGTATAGGCACAACCGGAGGTGGTGGAGCCTTTTAGCTTGATGCAGGGGATTCAAGTGCAACAGCGACTTGGGGAACTTGGGTACAAATCTTTGGGGCAGATGATACACCTGCAAGAACATCACAAGTGTATTTCGATCCACACGAGATTGTAATAAGCGCGGCGGAAAGAACAGCCGTGTATTTTATCCAGTTTGGTAGAGGTGCTTCTGGCGCTGACGCAATAACAGCTGGAACATACACTGAATTGGTTGTAGATACTACTGACAGAGCTGGCGGGAATATTATCTCTGTTCAGACAGGTCGTGCTCCTGCTGGTAGCCTTTTGTGGGCTAGGTGTATGTGCCCTGGGCAAAATACTGCCACTATTGATTTTTATATTGGAATACATGAATACGCTGGTTAGTTAATTACTTAGGAGTCTACTATGGACGCATACAAACTAGAAATGCAGGGAAATTTCCTCACTGCCCAAGGCGCTGATGTGGCTAGTGCTAATGATATGACCTTGGGCACAGACGGAAATTTCTTTGATATTACAGGAACGACTACTATTAATACAATAGGTAGTCTTGGAGTAGGTACTTTCGTCGTGCTCCAGTTTGACGGAATCCTGCAGTTGACACACTCGGCGGATTTGTTCCTGCCCACGGCGGCTAATATCACCACAGCGGCAGGGGATATAGTGGTGCTTTATGAGTACGCTAGTGGAGACTGGAGGTGTGTTAGTTATACTAGAGCGGATGGGACTGCTTTGGTTCCAGTCAACCTACTCACCACCCCCGACCTAACCGGCAACACCTACACCATCGCAGCGGGACAGTACACGGTGCTTCTGGATGACGATGATGCACAG